GTGCCGTCCGGTCCGAAGGTGACGCCCGCCGGCCTGTAGACCGGCGCGAGGACACCTGCCGTGCCCGTCGGAATGACGAGGGACTCGAGCTGCTGCTCGACGCTCTGATCGACCATCCAGACCGCGCCGCGGCGAAGTGGCGCCCACATGCGCGCCCACATGCCGGAGACGTCCTCGTAGAGCACCCGAGAGGTGGTCTTGCGCGTGACGGAAATCTTTGACGCCGAATTGATGATCCCCTGCGGCTTGTTCGATCCGTCGCCGTTGATGATCGCGTCT